GGTGGAACTGATATCCACATACACAAATATTTAGGACCAGTTGATCCTACTAATCCTAACACTGCGACTAGTGCTTCTACGATACAGGATATACTGTTTTTAGAGAATAGAGATCGTAAGTATGATAGCACTATACATGTAATGCGTGGTATTTATAATATACAGGATATTGATTTTAATCTAAGCCAGTTTGGCTTGTTTTTACAGAACGATACAGTATTCATAAGTGTACATATGAATAATAGTGTAGAGATACTTGGACGAAAGCCTATAGCAGGTGATGTGTTCGAACTTCCGCATCTTAAAGATGACTTTGCTCTAAATGATTTTGCTGCTAGCCTAAAGAGATATTATGTTGTTGAGGAAGTTAGTAGAGGATCGGAAGGATTTTCGGTAACTTGGTATCCACATCTTTTTAGACTTAAATTAAAGCCAATAGTTGATAGTCAAGAGTTTAAAGACATTCTAGATATGCCACAGAACACAGATTCATATGCTGGAGATTATGATCCTAACGTAACTTATTATCCAGGACAAGTTATAAAATATAACGGTGTTCTATACAATGTTACAGCACAAGTAACCAATACTAACCCACCTAATGAACTTTATTTTACTCTTGCAGATAGCACAGATACGCTACGTGCGCTTATGAGCACTTATGATAAAGAACTAGCTATTGGTGAAGCTGTAGTAGCAGAAGCAGAATTAAATGCTCCTCAGAGTGGATATAGCACACGTAACTATTACACCCTACAAGTAGATGATTCTGGAAACGCTTCTGTTAAAACTATAGATACAGAAACGACAGTTGATACTCCAGGTACAACTGATCAAACATCTCAGACTCCTGAACGTAGTGGATATCAAGGTTACTTAGTTGGTGGTGATTTTCCACCAAATGGATCACCATACGGATTTGGTATACAGTTTCCAGATGGTCCAGCCGAAGGTGATTATTTCTTAAGGACTGATTACCTACCAACTCGCATGTTTAGATTCGATGGATCTCGATGGGTTAAGTTTGAAGATAATGTAAGAATGACAATGACGAACACAGATTATAGAGAAAAACTCAAGACTAGATTTACAAATAATAAAGCTGTTACAAACATTAATCTATTGTATACTGATACATTTAAAGTTAGCGATCCAATGACCTTCCGTGTTACAGATTTTTCAGCATCATTAGATCTAATAAGCAGCAAAGTTATTACTAGAATTCCATATGTTAACACTTATGGTGTTGAAACATTTGTCAATGAACAGATAATGACTGTTGCTGATGTTCGTAATGAAAATGGTTTCTTAGCATTTATTACTGCTAATCCACTAAAAGTAGGTGATTTAATAACTTGGAATATATATCAAAGCAGCGTTCCGCAGAGAGTTGCTCTTAGCAAAGCATTAAAACCAAAGGCAGATTTCTAAATGGAATATTTTTATGACGGCCAAGTCCGACGATATCTAGCCCAAGCATTACGAATGTTAGCGGGTTTTAAAGTCCGTGCTGGAGATGGAACTGAAAAAGTAGTACCAGTATTATATGGTGATATGACTAGACAAGTTGCTCAGATATTAAAAAATAATTCTGAGAATACTTTACCAAGTGCTCCGCGTATTACACTTTATATTTCTGATATAGAATTAGATACATCTAGATTAGCAGATGCTTCTTATATCAATAAAATACATATTCGTGAACGTGCTATTGATCCTGTAACTAATACATACACAACTACACAAGGTCAGAATTATACTATTGAAAGATTAATGCCTACACCTTATAAGTTAACATTTAAAGCTGATATATGGACCACTAATACTGATCAAAAGCTACAAGTATTAGAACAAATATTAGTCCTGTTTAATCCTAGCTTTGAAATACAAACTACCGATAATTATGTTGATTGGACTAGCTTAACCGTTGTCTATCTACAAGATGTAACATTTAGTAGCAGGACTATTCCAGTTGGTGTAGATAGCGACATTGATGTTGCTACTATGGAATTTGAAACTCCAATTTGGTTAACACCACCTGGATCTATTAAACGATTAGGTGTAGTACAAACTGTTATTAGTAATATATTCACAGAGACTGGAGATTTAACTCCTGATTTTATTGGTGGTCAGCCTGCTAGTCCAGTTTATGTTACTCCTGGAAACTTTGGTATCATAGTAACAGACAATAGAATTAGGCTTGTAGCTGATGGAGAATCTGTAAGTGATAATGCGTTTGGTTTACCAATTAAATACGGACAAGATATCAATTGGTTTAGTCTATTAGATCAATACGGTGAATTCCGTGCTGGAGCAAGTAGTATTTTCTTAAAACAACCAAGCGGTGCTGATATTGTAGGAGTTGCTTCCATTGATCCAAGCGATCAAACAGTTATGCTAGTTAATTGGGATCCTGATACATATCCTACAAATACAGTAATCGCCGGTCGTAGTAGCATCGATGCTATTATTGATCCACAAACTTATAATCCTAAAAATGTTGCTAATGGAATAAGATATCTAATACTAAATTCTATCGGCAATCAAGCAAATGCCTCTGGCCCAAATGCTTGGAAAAATGTAGATGGTTCTGATTTCTCTGCTAATGAAAATGATATTATCGAATGGGACGGCGCTAATTGGAATATAATATTCCCTGCTTCAACAGTCAGTGATATTGCTTATACCCGTAACTTAAAAACTGGAACACAGTATAAGTGGGACGGAGAAGCTTGGACTAAGAGTTTTGATGGTGAGTATATGGCAGGGATGTGGCGTCTATCACTATGATAAAGAAAGTTAAAGGAAGCGGTGCTTTATTCTTAAGCCAGAACACTAAGAGATTTTTAGTATTACAAAAAGCTTCAGGTAAGAAAGAAGGCATTTGGGGATTAGTTGGTGGTAAGACTGAACAGGGCGAATCTTTATGGGAAGGGCTTAAACGTGAAGTTACTGAAGAGATAGGGTTCTTTCCTGAGGTAATTAAATCAATACCCTTAGAGTCATTTGTTAGTGATGATGAACATTTTAATTTTCAAACATATGTCTGCATTGTTCGAGATGAGTTTGTTCCGGTATTGAGCGATGAGCATATGGGCTGGGCTTGGTGTTTAATTGATAAGTGGCCAAAGCCTGTGCATCAGGGTATCCGTAATACTTTAGGTAACCGTGTTACACGAGCTAAGATTGATACAGTGTTTGAATTAATTGATTCTATTAAATCTTAAATGTGTTTTAAAGTTTATTTTTTTATAAAATTAAAAATAAGATTAGCTATAATATCGTACCCTTTTTTAGTAGGATGTCCACATTTTGATATGTATTCTGTTGATTTTTTAAGGTTTAAATAATAGTTAAAATTATTTGGTGTTTGTTGTATTTTTGCTAGCTCTTCAAAAAACGAAGTATTTTTTGTAATACATTTCTCCCATTGTATTTTACTAGAAAGTTTGTTGTTTAAAGACATACTATAACAATTATCAAATGAAAAACAAAAATAAAAATCTAGATTTTTAAGTTCAGCAAAATGCTGAGCCTCTAATATTGAAAGTAACGTTTCGTTAACTACTAATTCGTCAGAATAAATATTATTAAACCACCATTTAGCTAGTTCGTCTTCGTTATCTTCGTATGGAACTCCAATAGTCATATACGGTCGTAAATTTTTTGATCTATGATAGTTTATATTATTTGTAAACAAATCAAATCTGTATCTAGAGGTCAACATAAAAATAAGATATCCTCCAGAAATATCACTCCACGGAATATCATTTAAATATAAAGATTTAACTGCTCCTCTATTACCACTGCCGCTTATACCTAAATTTATAGGTAAAACATCTAATTTATTTGATAATTTATTTGCCCAAGAAGCTAATAATTCTTTAGAAGTTATTTTACATTCTGGTCTAGATTGATTATACCAATAGAAATATTCTTTGTCGTTGAGATGATTAGGGGGGGTTTCGTGATCGTCTAAACCTCCTACTCCGGCTGTCCAGCTATCACCGAGAGCTATTAATGCTTTCATTATTAAAGTCTACCAACTACAACTTCAATAGTCTTGATCTCATTTTCTAAATGATCTTCTAAACTCTTTCCAATAACACATCCTGGAGAATATTGTGTTTTATCTAATGCTTGAGCAACTCCGGGTATAGAACTTGCTACTACATTCTGTCCTTTAGATACAGGTCCTAATACTCTACAAGGAACACGCCCTTGTAATGCTACAGCAACACCATCTTCTAGATTGCTGTTCATTAAGTATGCTGGATCAGTTGATACTATTCCCGCTACCCTATCATCGTGTGATATTGAGCTTTTTGTAATTTCAGCTGTTCCACCAAATACTACAACATCCCCTGGTTTTACATCACAATCACTAGTATAATTTTCTGCTAAGTCAGCATATTGTGCCCTTACAGAAGAGTTAGTTCCCATTGTATAAGTTTGATTAGCAGCTAGTGTAATTCCTACTGAAAATTTCATTACAACTGCATCGTAATTAGAAACACAAAGTAATACCCATGTTGCTGGAATCATATAATTAGCAGTGCTACCATTATAATCCATAATATGATAAGCAGTAGCCCCAGCGCCAGATCCTGCTGCTAAATCATAATAAAGTGCTTGCCATGGACCCATTGGAATTCCATTAGCAGTAGCAGTTACAGCAGTAGTACCGACTATATCTATTGACCCACTTGTCGGCATAATGATATCATAGTAATTTGCGCCACTTGGAGTTGATGTGCCTTTGCTATCACTAATTACAATAAATCTTGCAGTCCATTTTACATAATATGTACTAGTAATAAGTGTATATGATATAGCTCCGCCACCTGTTATATTTTCTCCTGCTCTAACTCCGTATAATGCCTTGTTAACCCAATTAGTAGTAGCAATATTTGTACTATTATCACTTAGTGCTTGTGTAGATGACGTACTAGCACTAGTAGCACTAGTAGCAGTAGTAGCATTTCCACTTAATGCTCCGTTAAATGTTGTAGCATAAACATTTGACCAGACTAATGATGCACTACCTAAATTAATTGAATTGTTCGCATTCGGAAGTATGTTAGACCCTGTAGCAAAAGCATTAACACCAATACCGATCGTAGAACTTGCTACACCAGGATCAGACCCTGTAGTAGCAATATTAGTCCAAGTATTACCGTTATTAATTTCTACAGTATAGAATGATCCATTACCATTATATGCTCCTGCTTGATAAAACCATATATCATAAGAAGTAGCAGATACACCAGGAGCATTACCTACTACTTTAACATTATAAGCAGAACTATTTGTATTTCTAATATAAAACTGTGTAAATCCACCAAATCCGTTAGCATCAACACTGCCACCATTTGATGTTAAGAAGTGTATATATACTTCATTTTGTTGGGCTGTTACCGCATTGTATCCAACACTTGTTACTACTTTAATAAAGCAGTGATGCCCGCTTTGTGCTGCTGTAGTAAATGTACCTAGTTTAATCCAGCTTGCTGTACCATTAACATTTGGTAATCCATAAGTCCTATTAATATTTGATGCGCTTATTGCACCTGTCGCTGTTAAACTAGTAGTATATACATTTGACCAAACAAACGAAGAATTACCTAGGGTATACGTAGTAGTTGCTTGTGGTAATACATTTCCTATTATATCAAGATTTCCAGCTGTTCTTAAACATACTCTATTATTAGGATCAAGTACTATTGAGAATACTCGATTATCAACTCCGCTAAATGACCAATTAGCACTATTAACACTATTTGACCATGATAACATCGCACTACCATCAAGTGATCCTGTTGCAAAATTTGTACTAGGGGTTATTAGAGAATTTCCACCAGTAAAACTTACAGTTCCTGCTGGGTTAATACTCATTACTGTTGCCATAGTATTAGCACTAGATCCAGTAGAACCTGTTGGAGCAGTTTGGAAATTGATACTACCGGAACCACCAGTGCCAGTTCCATTACCAGCAGTAATAGTTAAATTAGCACCTGTTATGTTTGTACCAGCACCTGATGGAGCTCTTAGAGTATTTCCTACTGGAGTCGCAGTAGCTTCTCCTGACCCATATATAGAAACTCCGCTAGTGTTAATAGTCATAGCAGTTGTAGCACCATTGTTTCCAACTTTAAACACGATGCTATCACTAGTTCCTATACCAGTAGTTGATTGTATAGTTAATGTTTGACTGACACTAGTTCCACCATTAATACTAGTAATACCACTTAATGCTTGATTAGCTGATGATGTTTGTAGTGTTGTAGTTCCTGCGTATAAAGTTACACTTCCACCTAATGCTGTACTAGTACTATTAATAGTAATTGAACTATTAGCTAACATAGTATTGCTAACAGTACCAGTATCACCAGTTCCTACTAAAGTTCCAGTAGCTGTTGGTAAAGAAAGCGTAGGTGTTCCAGCAGCAGCACTTGCTTGTAATGTAGCAGTTCCGCTTGTAGATCCAGCTAATGATAATGTTCCAGCAGTTGTACCAGCAGTACCGATAGTAAGTAACGCACTAGGCGATGTATTAGATATACCTAATTTACTTGCGATATAGTTGTTAGCAGTTCCGTTAGCATAAATTCCCCAAGATGTGCCACCACCGCTAGAGGTATTAACAGCTGAATAAAATCCATATGCAGTTTTACCCGTAGTTACTGCCGCAGTATCTCCAGCATAGAATCCATAATTAGTAGTCGCACCAATATTAGTTGACTCTGATGAGAAACCGTATTGTGTTGTTACAGATCCGCTATTTAATGCTCCTTGAACAGCAGAATAATGTTTTATAGTTGCTACAGTAAATGTTGTAGCAGTGACTAATGGCGTTGAAGAATAAAAATTTGTAAAATTAGTTGTTACATCAGATTGTATAAATCCATTACTCATTATACCGTATGATGTTACTGCTCCTGTGACATTTTTATTAACTTTAAATGACTGACCTGCTGATCCTAAACTTGGTCCTATAACTACTTGCCCTGATGAATCAACAATCATACGTGTAGCCGTAGCAACGTCGTCAACAAAGAAAAGATGATTCCCACCATTTGCTGCGTTATCAACATTAATTTCCCACTTGTTTGTTCCGCTGTTAGCAAAAACAAGTTTTGAATTAAAGCTACCACTCGCTGTACTGTTTAGTGTTAGTGTTGGAACTGACGCTGTTGTTATAGTTTGATTTCCGCCAACAAATAACTTCTTAGCTATAGCAGCACCACCGCTTACTGTTAATGTTCCACCCGTTGCTGTATCTGTAGCATCAGTTGTACTAGTAGCTGTTAATGTAGCAGTTGACGTATTTGTTCCAACATATAGTTTCTTAGCTATAGCAGCACCACCTGCTACAGTTAATGATCCACCTACTGTTGAGCTTGTAGCATCAGTTGTTGATGATACTAATGCCGTAGTATCAACTGTTAGTCCGTTTTTAACCCTAAAATCTGTACTTGCCATTTGGTTTCACTCTCCACCAATTTTGTGTTTTATATAGTTAATAATATCTTTTGTAACTTAACAGTAATAGTATCTCCACTATTTGCAGATACAGCTAATAATCTCACTAATCCATTACTCGATGTATTACAATCTACACTAAATGTTGCTAAATCATTAGTTGTTTTTATTGCTCCATATTCTGTTATTGTTGCTATAGTACCATTATGTATTACTAGCACTTCACTAACTTGATATGTATTAAGATTACTACCTGTGCTTGCTGTGCAAGTTACTTGTAATATGTATTTCGCACTTCTATAAGTTCCTAATGCCCAACTATCAACAACTACAGCAGGTGTGCTTGTTACACCTGTGGTTAGTACAGTTCCAGTTGACGCTGCCCCAACAGTTAATAATGTAGTACTAGTAGTTGACCCTATAACAATATTAGTAGTACTGTTAGCAACACCGCCTGTACCAATATTAATCGTATTAGTAGCACCACTTCCTACATAGCCAGTTGAATAATTCTGTGTATATGTAGCAGCCGTTGATGACCCAGTATAACCGATGTTTACAGTAGTTGCTTGACCAAACAAGTTACCAGTTAAAGCATTTGTATTAAAGACACTTGCTGTACCTGTACTTGATGTAACTATATTTGGACTTGCTCCATTTATATTAAATGTAGTAGCATTTGCTGCTGTTATTGTAGCGTTTCTTAAGTTTAATGTTCCGGTAGTAGCACCAATAGTTACTGAAGTACCGGCACCAGCAAAATTCATTGTAGTTGCTGTTGTGTTGTATAATGATTGAGTTGCTTGTGTTCCTACGACTGTTGGGTTATTAATAGTTAATGTACCAGTAGTAGATCCCATATTAATAGTTGTAGCAGCACCGGCAAAATTCATTGTAGTTGCTGTTGTATTAAATAATGCCTGCGAACCTATATAACCAACAACCGTTGATGAATTAAAAGTAGTAGAGCCGCCAATTGGTGATCCGATGTAAACATTAGTAGAACCACTTCCTGTATATCCAACATTAACCGTAGTAGTACTACTATAATCTCCACCAGTTCCTATATTAATTATTTTAGTAGTTGAGGCTTTAACAGTACCTGTTGATATATTTGTTGTGCTAGCATTTGATCCAAGATACCCAATGTTTGCTGTAGTAGCAGCAGCCGCAAAGTTAACAGTTGTTGCTGTAGTATTAACTAAATCAAAGCTAGTGGAACCAGCAGTTAACCCAAGTGTTATAGTTGGATTTTCACTATACACTACATTTGAAGACGATGATCCAGTATACCCTACCCATACAGGTAATGTTCCAGTGCTCGATAATACCTGTCCAGCTGTTCCTACATTTAATTTTCCAAGCGTATCTTGTGCTGAAGCATATAATATGTCTCCTTGAGCATAGGCGTTTAGATTTGTTCCGCCTCGGCTAACTGGTACATTTGATAACAGATTTGTTGGGGTTAATAGGTATGTAGAGTTACGACCGTTTACTGTAGCAGCATCAATGACATTTTGTTTAATCGTTACTTGTCCAGATACTGTTCCTGTTAAAGCGTTTGGACCTACTTCAAAATAAGTTGTATCGTAAGCAGCTATACCTGTATTAGTATATGTTCCAGTTCCAGTAAATGTCTTATCTGCTCTAACGATATCAAGGGTAGTATTACCATAATACTGATTAACAGAAGAACTTGCTGTAAATGTTATTGAATTAGCTGTATTTGCTGTATCAGTCTGAATAGATATCTGTGTACTACTATCAATAGATGTGATAGTAGCAGTTCCGCCAAACCCTCCACTACCGCCTGTCTTAGTTAGTGTCATGCCAGTGAATAACTGTGCTGTGCTTGATAATCCAGTAATAGTTGTAACTGTATCTATACTAGAAATTGTACCAGTTAATCCAGGAACTGTAATAGTACCTGTGGTATAATTTCCAGATAATGTTATTGGGCTGTTTGGTCCTTTGCTAACTGATTCAGTAACTGTATGCCAAGTGCTATCACCTCTTAGATAACTAATCGAGCTAGCTGTTCCACTACCTAATCTAGTTGTGTTTACTGTACCTGATATAATACCAGAAGCATCAATTGTAGTGTTGCTCAATGTACTATAATTTGCTGCTACCTTTGATGATGTGTTTATAACGCTAGTAACTGTTACATCTTGTACAGTAAATGTAGCAGTTCCTACTCCTGCTGTTAGAAAATTAACTTCGTTATTTGTAGCACTATCTACTGATGATAGCGCATCAACTCTATATTGATGTAATGTAAAGCTGTTTACACTAACACTACCAACAAACCAAAAACTATTTTCAGGAACACTAGAAGATGTTCCATTAATAACTGCGGTCGGAGCAGTATTAGAGAAGTTACTGATTTTAATAGCAGACCCTGTTGTTAATCCGTGATTTGTTTTAACTAAATGATTTGAGTGTATATCAACAGCATATCTAGTAAATGTGTGTGTTCCAGTTGATGATGTTCCAAATATTTTTTTAGTCATCATTGAATAGTCAACATATAATTCAATAGTATCAGTATCTACTACCCCAACATAATAACTATCACCTTCAATAAAATTACCTATATGTATGTTTATTCCTGATGAATAGTTTAGTGGATCGCCATCTGATAATCCGTGGCTAGGTATAGTTATTTGATTAGTAATATAATTAACATCTCCACCTGCCCCAGTACTACTTGCATTAAATGATTTAGTTATAGAATCATCAAGTGTAATATTAAATGTATTTGCGTTGTTATCTTGTATATAATTATAGCTAATATTTGAAGCTGTAAATAGAAAATTATTTGTTATGTCAACATATAGTCTCTTTTCAATCGAAGATACTGTTGTAGTAAATGGAACTGTAACTGTACCGCCTATATTAGCAGCACTAGCACTTAATACATCTCCAACTTGGTATCCAATACCGCCTCTATATAAATTAACTGAAGTAACTATACCGCTGCTATTAATAGATATATCAGCGTAAGCTCCAGTAGCATCCCCTCTTACAACAGCTCCACTCGATAACGGAGTAGTTGGTGATTGTGATACAGTAAACTGTGTTGAACTTGATATGTTAGTAACTTTAGTTCCAGCAGCAAATGCTCCAGTTCCTGCTGTTACTGTTACTAACATTCCTATTTCTAATCCTGTTGTACTAGATACAGTTATAGTTGTAGTTGAATTAGTTGCACCAGATGCTGAAGTATATTTTCCAGTTCCGCCAGTAAGTGCTACGTTATAGTATGTACCTTGAACATATCCGCTACCGCCAACTAGTGTTCCAAGCCCTGTTATATACCCTGCTCGATAATCAGTTATAGTAGCAACTGCTCCATTAACTGCGGCAGTAACCGTATTTCCGAGAGTAAATCTATAGTTGCTCGTAGTTAATAATCTTAAAGCCTGTGATGTCTTATCAGTAGTTAGATAATAGCTATCTGAGTTAGTATTAGGTGAAGCTATATTTGATATATAAACACCTAATGGTGTTGAAGTTGTAGCGTTTGTTAATGTATGTCCAGAATTTGTATCAAATACGCCAGATATTAAAACTAGTATAATTAAGTTAGAATTAGCAACTGTTGCTTTAACTGTAGCAGATGCATTAGTTGTTGCTTGTGTAATTACAGATCCAGCAGTTATGCTAATATTTCCACTTACAGTTATTGCTGTTTCGTAATATGTTTCCGATACAACGTCACCTGCTAAAACTTCTTCAACTGGAATTTTTTCGTATAATGACAATCTTCCGCTATATGTATTAATTAAGTGTGTAGTAAATCCTCTGATTGGAGGTATTAGATCTGCGTTAATCTGTCCATTACCGTTTAGCTGTACGATAGCTGCTGGAATAGCACTAGTGCTTATGTGCTTAT